TGATGGAGCTGGGGAAGGGCGCGCTGCTGATGAATCCGTGGGCACGGGTGGCGGAGACGTGGTTCGATCGGCTGCGGAAGATGCTGGCGGAGTTCGGGTTGAGCCCGGCACAGCGATCGCGGGTGGCGGCGGCAGCACAGCCGGAGCAGTTGAGCCTGGCGGAGATGCTGTTTCATGGCGTCGACGAGGGGTAGCGGCTGTGGACGTCCACAATGGGTACTGGTTCGACTCGCGAGCCGCCACGGTGGGCGTCAATTTTTTCGAGCGGGTGCTGCGGCACGTGAAGGGCGAGTGGGCCGGGCAGCCGTTCAAGCTGGCGCCGTGGGAGCGGACGATTGTCCGGGATCTGCTGGGGTGGAAACGGCCGGATGGGACGCGGCGATACCGGACGGCGTATATCGAGGTGCCGCGGAAGAATGGAAAGAGCTCGCTGGCGGCGGGGCTGGCGCTGTATTTGCTGTTCGCGGACGAGGAGCCAGGAGCGGAGGTGTACAGTGCGGCAGCGGATCGGGAGCAGGCGGCTATCGTGTTCGACCTGGCGCGGGAGATGGTGGATGGCTCGCCGATATTGGCCGGACGAGCGCAGACGTACCGGCGGAGCATCGTGGTGCCGGGGACCAGGTCCGGGTACCGGGTCCTCTCGGCGGATGTGCCGACGAAGCACGGGCTCAACTGTCACGGGGTGGTGGTGGACGAACTGCACGCACAGCCGAATCGAGAGCTGGTGGACGTGCTGGTCACTGGCACCGGAGCTCGACGACAGCCGTTGGTGGTACTGATCACGACGGCGGGGTTTGACAGGGAGTCGGTATGTTGGGAATACCACGAGTACGCGCGACAGGTGCTGGCCGGCATTATCGACGACGACTCGTTCTATGGCACGATATGGGCAGCGGACGAGGCGGACGATTGGCTGAACGAGGAGATCTGGGCGAAGGCGAACCCGAATCTGGGTGTGTCGGTGAAGCTGGAGTACCTGCGGAACGAGGCGAAGCGGGCGCAGCAGGTGCCGGCGTACCAGAACACGTTCCGGAGGCTGCACCTTAACCAATGGACGCAACAGGAGACACGCTGGCTGCCTTTGGATGCGTGGGACCGGTGCGGGGCGCCGTTCGACGTGAAGCTGCTGGCAGGGGCGGGCTGTTACGGCGGGCTGGACCTGGCGAGCACGTCGGACATTGCGGCGTTCGTGCTGTGCTTTCCGAGCGAGCCGGGGGAGGAGGAGCGGTACGTGTGGCTGCCGCATTTCTGGATCCCGGAGGAGAATATGGTCGAACGAGCTCGCCGGGACCGGGTACCGTACGATGCGTGGGTGCGCCAGGGGCTGATGACGGCCACCGAGGGGAACGTGATTGATTACGGCTACATCGTGCGGGAGATTGAGGCACTGGCGGAGCGATACGACCTGCGCGAGGTGGCGTTCGACCGGTGGGGCGCATTCCAGGTGAGCCAGCAGCTCGAAGGCGCGGGGCTGACGATGGTCGGGTTTGGGCAGGGGTTTGTGTCGATGGCCGGGCCGACGAAGGAGCTGCTGCGGCTGGTGCTGGACGGCCGGCTGGCGCACGGCGGGCACGCGGTGCTGCGCTGGATGGCCGATAACATGGTGGTGACGACGGATGCGGCGGGGAATGTGAAGCCGAATAAGGCAAAGTCGAGGGAGAAGATCGACGGGATGGTGGCCGGGATTATGGCACTGGACCGGGCGATGCGACACGGCGATGCGGCGCGATCGGTGTACGAGACGCGCGGGATCCTGGAGATATGAAGCCGGATCTGAATGACCTGGTGGCGCTGGTGGGGCTGCTGCTCTTGGGGGCGGGGCTGTGGCTGATTTCGCCGGCGCTGGCGCTGATGGTGGTGGGGGGATTGCTGGTGCTGCTGGCGCTGATCCGGGCGGTGAGGCGGGGGGTGGAGTGATGGGATTTCTGAGCGGGCTCACGGCCAGGCGGGCGCCTGGCGGTCCGATGGTGGAGGAGCGGGAGACGCTGGGAGCGGGCTCGACGGCGTGGATCCTGGATGCGTTCGGGATGACGACGCCGACGGGGATCACGGTGACGCCGGAGGGGAGCCTGGCCTATAGCGCGGTGCTGGCGTGCGTGCGGGTCCTCGCCGAGGGGGTGGCGTCGCTGCCGTGCCTGGTGTACGAGCGGTATGTGGAGGATGGCCGGGAGGCGAAGCGACGGGCGCCTGGGCATCCGGCATACTCTCTACTGCACAATGCGCCGAATTCGGTGCAGACGGCGTTCGAGTTCTATGAGATGGGGATGGCGCAGACGCTGCTGTGGGGTAATTTCTACGCGGAGATTGAGTGGGACCGGCGCGGGCAGGTGGCCGGATTGTGGCCGCTGCCGGCGTGGCAGATGGTGCCGGAGGCGACGCGGCAGGGGAAGCTGTATCATTTGTGGCTGGATAATCAACCGCCGAAGACGCTGGTGGACTACCAGGTGCTGCACGTGCCGTCGTTCGGGTATGACGGGGTGCAGGGCAAGTCGATGATTACGCTGGCCAGGGAGGCGGTCGGGCTGGGGATGGCAGCGCAGCGATTCGGCAGCGCGTTCTTTGGGAACGGGGCGCGGCCGGGGGTGGTGCTGGAGCATCCGGCGAAGCTGAGCCAGGAGGCCCACGATCGTTTGAAGAACTCGTGGAACGCGGCGCACCAGGGGCTGACGAACGCGCAGCGGGTGGCGATCCTCGAAGAGGGGATGAAGATGGAGCCGCTGTCGGTGCCTCCGGAGGACGCGCAGTTCCTGCAGACGCGGCAGTTCCAACGGTCGGAGATCGCGGCGATTTTCCGGGTCCCGCCCCACATGATCGGAGATCTCGAGCGGGCGACGTTCAGCAATATTGAGCAGCAGAGCACGGATTTCTATACGAACACGCTGCAGCCGTGGCTGCGACGGTGGGAGCAGCGGCTGATGCGCTCGCTGTTGGTGGGGGTGGAGAGCAAACGGTACTTTGTGGAGTTCCTCGTCGATGCCCTGCTGCGGGCGGATACGCAAAGCCGGTATGCGGCGTATGCGGTGGGGCGGCAGTGGGGGTGGCTGAGCCGGAATGACATCCGGCAGCGGGAGAATATGAACCCGATTGAGGACGGGGACGATTACCTGGTGCCGATGAATATGATGGTGTCCGGAGGAGAGGACACGGAGGACACGGAAAACACGGAGGAGGAGCCAGAGGAGCCGAGATCTCTGGACCACGAAAGACGCGAAAGGGAAACGAAAGACGCGAAAGAGCTGCGGACGGCGACGAGCCGGAGGCGGCTGGCGCATTCGTACCAGCCGACGTTGGAGCACGTGGGGCAGCGGATTGTGAACCGGGAGGTGAACGACATCCGCCAGGCGGCGCGGAAGTACCTCGTCAATGGGGATACGGCGGCGTTCGATACGTGGATGGTGGGGTTCGACCGGCAGCATTCGGCGTTCGTGCGGGAGTATTTGCAGGCGCCGCTGGCGACGTATCTGCGGCTGGTGGTTATGGAGATCGAGCGCGAGCTGGATCAGGATATCGACGAGCGGCGACTGGAGCCGTGGGGGAACGACTATATCACGGGACGGCGCAATCAGTGGATGGGGGATCTGATGCGCGGGCTGCGGCAGACGATTATCAAGCCGGACGATGCGCCGGATGCGTGGACGGCGGCCGGGGCGGTGGAGGATTGGACGTCGGAGCGGCAGGGGTTGGAGGCGGAGCGGTTCGCGCAGGATGAGACGGTGCGCGGCGGGAATGCGATGGCGATCGCCTCGTACGCAGTGGCCGGGGTGATACGGAAAGTGTGGAGGTCGTTCGGGGAGTCGTGCGCTTATTGCAAGCGGATGGACGGGAAGATCGTCGAGGTGAATCACTTGTTTCTGCCGGCGGGCGAGAGCCTGGTGGACGAGGCAGGGAAGGCGTTCAATAGCATTGTGGACGTGGGACATCCTCCGCTGCACGGGGGATGTGACTGCGTGGTGATGGCGGAATTGTAGGAACACGAAAGACGCGAAATGACGCGAAAAACGCGAAAGAGATGGCAGCCGAGTGATTACGATCAGATGCTGGATTCGTTGGGCTGGTGTCGATGCGTAGTGGAGGAGGTCAGGATGGGGGCGATTGGGGTGCATCATACGGAGACGAGTGAGGGCGGCTGGGATGGGCCGGCGAACGAGGCGCGGTTGAATGCGGATGGGACGGCGGCCTATTACCGGCGGGCCTTTGCCTGGCAGGACCCGGAGGGAGATCCGGAGACGAAGGCAGCGTACCGGTTTATCCACCACGAGGTGAGCGGCGACGGCACGATCGGGGCGGCGAACTTGCGGGCGGCCTCGACGGGGATCGGGGTGCTGAACGGCGGCCGGGGGGGGACGACGATCCCGGCCGGCGACCGGCGCGGGGTGTACAATCACCTGGCGGCGCACCTGAAGGATGCGGACAAGGAGGTGCCGGAGCTGAAGAGCTCACGCCAAGACGCCAAGACGCCAGGTGATTCAGAGGTGGAGCGGCGGGTGTCGGTGGGGGCGCTGGAGGTGCGGGAGAGCGCCGATGGCGGAGCGCCGGTCATAGCCGGCTATGCGGCGGTGTTCAACCAGTGGAGCGAGGACCTGGGCGGGTTCGTGGAGCGGATCGAGCCGGGGTTCTTTGCGCCCGTGCTGGGGAGTGACGTGCGAGCGTTGTGGCAACACGATCCGGCACATGTGCTGGGGAGGACGACGAACGGGACGCTGCGCCTGGCGGAGGATGCGACCGGGTTGGCGGTGGAGATCCATCCACCTCTGACTGGCTGGGCGACGGATGCGCTGGTGAGCCTGCGGCGCGGGGATGTGAGCGGGATGTCGTTCGGGTTCACAGTGGACGAGGACCGGTGGATGTCGGAGACGAAGGGCCCGGCGCAGAGAACGCTGGTGCGGGCGAAGGAGCTGTACGATGTGAGCCCGGTGACGTTCCCGGCGTATCCACAAACGAGTGTGAGTGTCCGGCAACACCTGGCCGACCTCCGGGCGGAGGCGGACGGGGCCGGTGAAGATAATGTGGTGGAGGACCTGACGCGGGCGCGGGAGGATCTGAAGCGGCGAATCAAAATCAGACAGAGAGAGGTGTGAGATGAATAAGGTGATTGAGCTCCGGCGCAAGCGTGCGGAGCTGTTGGATGAGGCGAGGACGCTGGCGGACGGGGAGATGACGGACGAGGTCCGCGGCAAGGTGGATGGACTGATTGCGCAGGCCGATCAGGTGGAGCAGGATGCGCTGCGCGAGGAGCGGCTGGCGCAGATGTGGAGGCCGCAGGCGCCGGCGGTGCTGAAGATCGGGCTGGGGGACAACGAGGAGCGGGCGTTCGGGCATTGGATCCGGACGGGAGACGGTGGGGGACTGCGCGAGCTGCGCGCCTCCAACGATACGACCATGAACATCACCACCGACGTCGACGGCCAGTTTGCGGTGCCCACGGGCCACTACCAGGGCATTATCGCGAAGCGGGACGAGGCGATGCTGGCGACGGCGCTGGGTGTGCGACGGATCCCCGGCAAGGGGACTACGGTCAATATCCCGGTGGACAATGAGGATGATGGCGAGTTCGTGGCGACGAACGAATCCTCGGCCTATGACCGGGATGCGCCGGCGATCGCTCAAAAGGCGAGCACGCTGGTCAAATACACCAAGAAGGTGGATCTGACCGTCGAACTCCTGGAGGACGAGGACAGCGCGATCCTGACGTTCCTGAACGACTTTATCGGGCGGGGCATGGCGAAGACCCACAACAGCTTGCTGCTGACGGAGGTGGCGGCAAACGGGACCTCGCTCAAGACTTTCGCATCGGCGACGGTGATCGCGGTCAACGAGCTGGAGACCATCACGTTCAACGAGGCGCTGAGCAGCTATCTGGACGATGGTGGGTCGGTGGGCTGGGTGATGCAGCGCGCGGTGCATGGCGAGATCATCCTGCTCGGTTCGACGAGCATCCCATACTACAGGGAGAGCCCAGCGGGGACGATTGCGCGGCCGAATCTGCTGGGCTATCCGGTGTTCTACAGCGCGAAGTCGGGGGCGACCGCGGCCAGCACCAAGTCGGTGTACTTTGGGAACTGGAACTATGTCGGATACCGCGAGGGACCCGGCATCACGGTGCTGCGGGATCCGTACACGCGATCGTCCTACGGGGAGATCATCCTGAACTACATGTTCCGCTGCGACTATAACGTGCTGCAGGCGGAGGCGATCGGGTACGGCGTGCACCCGAGCGCGTAACGGTGGCCAATCGCGGGGGCCGGTCTACGAATACTGGACCAGGTCCTCTCCGGTCCCCGCGTTGGTAGGATGGTGCGGATGGATGTGATGGTGTTTTGTCCGGTGCTGCGGCTGGAGCCGGAGACGGTGCGGGCGATGTGCGCGCTGGAGTGGGACGGGCCGTTGACGGTGGTGTGGCAGCGGGACAATCCGGAAGTTGCCGAGCTGGGGCTCGGCGGTCCCGGCCGGAAGGCGGGGTACCGGAACCATTTGCACCAGTATCAGAGGGGACGTGAGGTGTTTCTGAAGGGGGGGTATGATGCCATGCTGGTGATCGAGAGTGACATCATACCTCCCGCGGATACACTGAAGCGGCTGGCGGCGCTGCCGGCAGATGTGGCGTACGGGGTGTACTGTTTCCGGGGAATGAAGCCGGACCGGCCGGTGGTGAATGTGCTGGAGCGGTACTATGGCTGGCCGTACCAGGCGAAGAATGTGGGGGATCCGCTGACGGTGCGGGGGCTGTACGCGGAGGCGTGCCGGCAGAGGATTATCGACTGCTCGGGGAGCGGGCTGGGCTGCGTGCTGATCCATCGGAAGGTGGTGGAGGAGGTGCCGTTTGAGGCGGAGGCCGGATTTTTCGATACGGCGTGGACGCAGGCGGTGTATCGTGGGGGCTATCGGATGATGGCCGATATGGCGGTGCGATGCGGGCACGTGGAGCCGAGCGGGGTGGTGCTGTGGCCACCTTTCTGACGATCTATACGCCGACGTACAAGCGGCCGACGTTCCTGGCGCTGTGCGTGGAGAGCGTGGAGGAGCAGACGATCCGGGCGGAGATCCAGCACATCGTGGTGGAGGACCTGGTCGGGGTCGGGATCGAGGGGATGTTTGCGGAGATCCCGGCGCACCTGGCGGAGTTTGAGGGGGAGTATGTGTACGTCCTGCAGGACGATGACCGGCTCGCGGCGCCGGACGTGGTGCAGGTGGTGAAGCAGTTTGTGCGCCAGAGGCAGTATCCGGAAGTGGTGATGGTCAAGAGTCGGAAGGGGGGCGGGCGGCTGCCGACGTATTGGGGCGAGCGGCCGGTGGAATGTCACGTGGACCTGGGAAACTATGTCGTGCGGTGTGACGTGTTCCGGGATCACGTGTCGGAGTTCGGCAGCCGGTACAACGGGGACTTTGATTTTATCGACGGTCTATGGACGGCCGGGCACCGGTTCGAGTGGTGCGACGTGATGTTTGCGCGGGCGATGGCGAGGGGGCTGGGCCGGCCGGAGAGCGACCTGGAGATGGAAGTGCTGGCGGCGCGGGAGCGGGCGGTAGGGCGGAGGATGCGCTGATTTTTGATTTTGGATTGCCGATTTTGGAGTAGGAGGCGAAGATGGCGAGTTTTAACAAATTTCAGGCGTTTGTGGAAAATGTAGCAGAGAAGGTGCACAACCTGGGCAGCGACCAGCTCGTAGTTGCGATGACGGCGGCGGCGAATGCGCCGGTGGCGACGAACTCGGTGCTGGCGGACCTGACGCAGATCAGCTATACGAACTGCTCGACGCGGAACATCACAACGAGCTCGTCGAGCCAGACGAGCGGGACGTACAAGCTGGTGCTGACGGACCTGGTTCTGACGGCGTCGGGTGGAACGGTGGGGCCACTGCGGTACGTGGTGATCTATAACGACACGCCGACATCGCCGGCGGATCCGCTGATCGCCTGGTATGATTACGGGAGCGAGATCACGCTGGCGAGCGGGGAGACGCTGACGATCGACTTTGACGGGACGAACGGGTTCTTGCAGCTCGCGTAAGGCAATGACGGAAGGGTGAGATGGCGTTTTCGCTGACGGGGCATCGAGGGGCTGCGAATACAAAGACGACGGGCACGACGCTGGCGATGACGGTGTCGGGCGCGAATATCGCGGCCGGGGCGCTGGTGATTGTCCGGGCGGTGACGGACAATCAAGGCCTTGTTAACGGCGCGACGACGGCCCACAGCATCACGGACAGCCAGTCGAACACGTACACGCGGATCGCCGAGTACACCCGGACGAGTGGCGGTGCTGCGGACGGGGTGACGGCGTCAATCCATTACTCGGTGCTGACGACGGGGTTGACGTCGGGAACGGATACGATCACGCTGACGTCGCAGAACGTGCCGTCCAGGGCGCTCGGGGCGGACGAGTTTTCGGCGGGGACGCTGGGGACGCCGGCGGGCAGCGGGGCGACGGGGAACGGCACGACGCCGGCGGCGAGCCTGTCGGGGATGACGAGCCGGACGTGGCTGTACATTGGCCTGGCCGGGCGCGAGTATACGACGGCCGACGGGTTCACGCAGGATACCGATTACAGCGACCTGACACAGATCGGGACGAGCGGCGGCGGTCCGGTGTCGAACGTGAGCGGGCCGGCGGGGTACCGGATCTATGCCTCGTCGACGGGGGACACGTACGATCCGTCGTATACGACGGCGGCGGATTGGGCGTGCGTGATCGCGGCGCTATACGAGTCGAGCGGGGCGTACACGCTGACGGCGGCGCAGGGGTCGGTGGCGCTGAGCGGGCAGGCGGCAGGGCTGCCGGCGGCGCGGAAGCTGAGCGCGGAGTACGGGTCGTTTGGGGAGACGGGAGAGGCGGCGAGCCCGCTGGCGGGCCGGCTGCTGACGGCCGATTATGGGGCGTTGGCGGAGACGGGGCAGGCGGCGGGGCTGCTGGCGGACCGGCTGTTGACGGCAGAGTACGGGGCGTATACGCTGACGGGCCAGGCGGTCGGACTGATCTACAGTGGCACGGCGAAGGTGCTGACGGCAGAGTACGGGGCCTTTACGCTGACGGGGCAGGCGGCGGGGTTGCTGGTGGCGCGGAAGTTCAGTGCGGAGTATGGGGCATTCGCGCTAACGGGGCA